ATCCTAGGGCGCCATGATTGCTGACCGGTCCCAAAAGCTCGGGCGCCCCCCGCACGCACCCACTGAATCGACGCGCGGCCTGGTGCGGAATATGCGGGCGCAGGACAGGCCGATTTCCGCGATCTCGGTGGCCCTGGGGCTTTCCGAGCCCACCGTCCGCCTGCACTACGAGGCTGAGTTGCTCGCCGCGCGGCCTCAGCTAATTTTCCCCTTTCCCGATATTCCGATCCGCCTGGTGCCGAGGAGGCCTCGAATGCAGTCCGGCCGCCCTGCGCACCAGCCCACCGATGAGACGCGCGAGCGTGTCGAAATACTCATCGCGGGCGGCATGGCCCAATGGCAGATCGCCGCGGCGCTCGATCTGTCGGAGCCGACGCTTCGCGAGCACTACGCATTGGAGCTCGGCTCCGGCAAAGCGAAGCGGACGGCACAGGTGGTGGAAGCGCTGTTCCGATCCGCGACCGAGGGCGCCAACGTCTCCGCGCAAAAGGCCTGGCTGGCCATGCCCCGCACATTGGAGACCCCTCCGACTGAGGGGGTCGCTCAATCGGATGAGCATTTTCCGCTCGGAAAGAAGGAGGCCGCTCAGCGCGCCGCTCTGAGCATCGCTGAGGGGAGCGGCTGGGAAGGTCTGCTGCCCAACTAACCGTGCAGGTTGATCTGTCCTGCCTGGATTGGGAGGCGCGCCTCCGCGCCGGCACATCTCTGGTGCCCACGCTGCCGCTGCACACCAAGCCGGCCGAGCAGGCGGTCGCGGTCTTCGACAAGCTCCGCCTGGCCGACGTGCCCGGCACTCCCGCCATGGCGGAGGCGGGCGGTGAGTGGTTCCGCGACATCATCCGAGCGCTGTTCGGCTCGCTCGACCCCGTTACCCGGGCGCGGTTCCTCCGCGAAGTCCTTCTCCTCGTCCCGAAAAAGAACAGCAAAACGACCAATGGCGCGCTGCTGATGCTCACCGCGCTGTTGGTCAACCTGCGGCCAAAAGCGAAATTCATCCTGACTGGCCCGACGCAGGACATCGCCGAGCTCGCCTTCGAGCAGATCAAGGGCGCCATCGCCCTCGATGACGTGCTGCGCGGCCTGCTGCATGTCAGGGACCACAAGAAGACCATCACGCACCGGCGCAGCGGCGCCGAGCTTGAGATCATGACCTTCGATCCGAATGTGTTAACCGGGCAGAAGCCGGCGGGCATTCTGATCGACGAGCTGCACGTCAGCGCCAAGATGTCCAAGGCTGCCAGCGCGCTCCGGCAGTTGCGAGGCGGCATGCTGGCGACGCCAGAGGCGTTCATGGTCTTCATCACTACCCAGTCGGAGGAGCCGCCGGCTGGCGTCTTTCGCGCCGAGTTGCTCAAAGCCCGGGCGATTCGCGATGGCCGCCAGCCGGGCGTCATGCTGCCGGTTCTGTACGAATTTCCCGAGGCAATGGTCCGCTCGGATGAGTGGAGAAATCCTGCGCGTTGGGCGATGGTCACGCCGAACGCCGGCCGGTCCATTACGGTGGATCGCCTGCGTGAGGAATTCGCCATCGTCAATGCCTCTGGCGGCGACGATCTGCGCGCCTGGGCGTCGCAGCACCTGAACATCGAAATCGGCCTGGCGCTACGCTCTGACGGATGGTCCGGGGCCGAGTATTGGGAGGCCAATGGCGATCCCGACCTGACGCTGGAGGCCCTGATCGATAGATCAGAAGTGATCACGGTGGGCATCGATGGCGGTGGGAACGACGATCTGCTCGGCATCGCCTTCCTCGGCCGAGAGAAGGGGACGCGGCGCTGGCTGCTGTGGATACGCGCCTTTGCGCATCCGATTGTGCTGCAGCGCCGCAAGGCGGAGGCGCCTCGCCTGCTCGACTTCGAGGACAGCGGCGACCTGGTGCTGGTCGAGCGTGTGGGCGACGATGCGTGCTGCGTGGCGGACCTGGTCCTTCAAGTGTATGAGGCCGGCCTGCTCGGTGGCGTCGGCCTCGATCCGCATGGCATCGGCCATATCGTGGACGAGTTGGCGGAGCGCGGCATTTCCGGCCCGAAGTTGGTCCAGGGCATCACGCAGGGTTGGCAGCTCAATGGAGCCATCAAAACGCTTGAGCGCATGCTCGCCGGCGGCACGTTGGTGCATGCCGCCCAGCCGCTCATGGCCTGGTGTGTCAGTAACGCCATAGTGGTGCCGCGCGGCAATGCGATCAGCATCACGAAGGCGGTGTCAGGCTCGGCCAAGATCGATGCACTGATGGCGGCCTTAGACGCCGTCGCGCTGATGTCTCTCCATCCGGTCGCGCAGGGCAGCAGCGTCTACGATACGCGCGGCATATCCATTATTTGACGGAGGGGGCATGCCTTCCTGGCTTAACCTGTTCCGTCGCACCGCATCATCGGGGCCCGGGCTCCGCGGTGTCGGGGCATCAGTCAACTACTCGACATCCGAGCAGATCGGCGAAGCCCTGCGTGGCGGCGGCGAAACCGCGGCTGGCATCAGCGTTTCGTCTGAGGCCGCGATGCGTGTGGCGGCCGTCTATCGCTGCGTCGATCTCCGCGCTTCGGCGCTGGCCTGCCTGCCCATTCACGTCATTGGCGAAGGGCCGTCCGGCGAGGTCGGCAGCAAGGTGCCTGGCCACCCCCTGGCGCGCCTTCTTGGGAGCGCGCCAAACCGGCGCCACACCAGCTACGAGTTCCGCCGCCTGCTCGGCGCGCATGTGCTGCTGCGCGGCAACGGATACGCGATGAAGGTGCGGTCAGGCCGGCGCGTGATCGAGCTGCTGCCTCTGCAGCCGGATCGTGTCCGGGTGGAGGAGATGTCGGACCTTTCGCTGCGCTACCACTACACGCGCAAGGACGGATCGGTGATCGTTCTCGAGCAGGCGGACGTCTTCCACCTGCGCGACCTGTCCACCGATGGCGTGGTGGGCCACTCCAAAATCGGCCTGATGCGGGAAGCGCTTGGCGTGGCGTTGCAGGCCGAACGGTTCGGCGCGCGGATGTTTAAGAATGGCATGGGTGTCGGCGGCGCACTAAGGCACCCCGGCAAATTGTCCGACCCGGCGCATGCGCGGCTGAAGCACGACATGGAGCAGCGCTACGCCGGCGCCGACAACGCGCATCGCTGGATGGTGTTGGAGGAGGGGATGGAGGTCGAGAAGCTTGGCATGTCGAGCGCCGACATGCAGTTCCTCGATGCCCGCAAGTTCCAGCGGTCGGAAATCGCGATGTTCTTCGGCGTGCCGCCGCACCTGATCGGCGACGTCGAGAAGACCACGTCCTGGGGCAGCGGCATCGAGCAGCAGAACCTCGGCTTCCTGCAATACACGCTCGGCGGCGACGTCAAGATGTGGGAACAGGCTATCGAGCGCGATCTGGTGTCAGAGGCCGAGGCGCCGCGCATCTACGTTAAATTCAATGTCTCCGGTTTCTTGCGGGCGGCGGCGCGAGATCGTGCGGAGTATTTCAGCCGCGCGCTGGGTTCCGGCGGCTCGACCGCATGGATGACGCCGAACGAAGTTCGCGCCCTTGACGATCTGCCGCCGATCGCAGGTGGCGACGAGTTGCCGAAGCCCGCGAATACCCTGGCGCCGCCGCGCAGCGCGCCTGAGACGCCCATCGAAGAAGGAGCCGCGCTGCAATGAGTCTACGCACGCTCCCCGCCATCCAGGCGCTCCACAAGCCAGAGGGCCTGACCTGGGATGTGCCGGCCGATGCCTTGGCGCGCTGGTCGGGCCCGGTCGCCGCAGCGGAGGTCCAGGATTCGGCGGATATTTCCATCTATGACGTTATCGGAGAGGACCCCTGGAATGGGGGAGGCTGGACCGCTCGGCGCATGGCCGGCGTGCTGCGCAGTGTCGGCGCGCGCGATATCGTGGTCAGCATCAACAGCCCCGGCGGTGACGTGTTTGAGGGCATCGCCATCTACAACCTGCTACGCGAGCACAAAACCCGCGTCGATGTGCGTGTAATGGGCCTCGCGGCCTCGGCCGCCTCACTGATTGCCATGGCGGGCGACCAGCTGACGATGGGGCGAGGCGCCATGCTGATGGTGCATAACGCCTGGGGCGTCACGGTCGGGAACCGTCATGATATGGCGGCGGCGGCGGCGGTTCTGGCGCCGATCGACGATGCCATGGCGGACATCTATGCGGCGCGCACCGAGCGGCCGAAGAAGGAAATGGCCGGGCTGATGGACGCCGAAACCTGGATGAGCTCCGGGCAGGCGGTCGCTGGCAAATTCGCCGACGCGGTGATGGATGATGCGCCGGCGCCAGAAGCGCCGGGCGCTCGCGCCGACATCGCAGCCCGGCACCAACTCGACCTGATCCTGGCGAAGCAGGGGATGCCGCGCAGCGAGCGCCGCAAGCTGCTTCGCGATCTCTCCCCCGGAGGTACGCCGTGCGCTGCCTCCGATCCGGCCATGCGCGACGCTGGCCTCGCTGGTGCTGCCGCGGAGCTGCGGCACCTCCTCGCCACCATTCGCATCCAGGAGCAATCATGACCAACCTTTCCCACCGCGCCGGCCTGATGGCCGGCACAAGCCGTGGCCTCCGGTCGATCCGGGCCGATGCCGGACCGCCTTCCACCAGCGAAATCAAGGCGTTGATCCAGGAGGTCAACGTCACCTTCGCGGCGATGAAATCGCAGCACGAGCAGCAGTTCGCCGAGCTGCGCAAGGGACTGG